ATTCATGATCTTCTGCCATTGTTACAGCTTGTCCTGGGTTTACTTTAACTATAGGATTTGTATTACCATCATAACCAGGTCTCATATATCTAGATTGTAGTCTATCAAACTTCTCCTTTAAACCTATCACAGCCAGTAGATTGGATTGACTATAATCCGTAGCATATATATCTGCCCACTCTTCTTCTCCACTAAAATCAACTTCTGTATCTCCTAATCTTTTTAGTTTACCATCTCTTACTTTTTCCCAATTTTCTTCACCATGTAAATCTATTGCTCTACGTTTAAATAAATCACTATTTAAGTAAGCTGTAAAGTAATCTTTAACTTCTTTTCCATCCTGTGCCTTTGGTAATGAACCTCCTTGTTGATAATCAGCAAACTCAATTGGTTTTTTATTTTCTAACTCTATTAATTTCTTTTTATCTATATCTGATGCTTTATTTAATACATTCATTCTTTGAAATAAAGGATTATCAGTTTTATCTATATTCCATGATTTTTGTCTAGACTGTAAAAATGGTGCTGTCTTATAATTAATATCTGATGTTAATTGTGGGAAGCCTGATGGATCAATTATTTTAAAATCTAAAACTTTATTTTTAGATGCATTTAGTTTAACCATGATATTACCAGAATGAAGATCACCATGAATAAATCCACTAGCATTAAGTTTACTAATTTCAGAAGTAAGATCTTCTCCAAATATTGGATCTAATTCAAAAATAGTTTTATTATTTACTACATATCCTGCAGATACATAGTCTCTAAGATTAGGCATATCATAAGATATAAGATCTCCACTTTCATCATATATAGGATTATATGGTTTAATAACTCTATCAGATACTTTAGCAGCATCATTAAGCCAAGTAAATTCATCAATCATTTTGTCATACGTATAATCTCCTACATTTGGATGTGTTCTAAGTTCAGAAAACTTTGTAAAATCTGGATTATAATAATTCTTCAATGATTGTACACGATCTCCATGTGGAGCTTGGAAAATATATTGTGAACGTGGTTTTCCAAAATCTCCAACTTTTCTAACATTCATAGGTTTAATTCCTGGAGAGAAAGAATTCTTCATAGTTTTAAATGCATTATAAGCATTTTTAGGATTCCACCATTGTGCTTTAGGTAGAGATTCCCCACCACTTTTATATTCATGAATATTCTTAATTGGAAGCCTGGTACCCGTATGATCTAATCTAATATATTGATTACCACGGCCATCTGTAATAATTTCATATGGATAACCCTTTCCAAAAATTTGTTCAATATCTTTTTTAAGTTGTGTTTCAGAAGATTTATTTAATATAGTTTGATGTTCTGGTTTATATGCTCCTTCTACATTTTTATAATCTACTTCTGGATTATACCCTTTAGATGTTAAGAACTCATTTCTAATAGTTTCCATTTGTTTCATTTGTTCTTGAGCCGTTCCAAGAAATTCAGTTACTTCACCAGTCTCAGGATTTTTATAAATAGTAATTATCTCATTAGGATGATTTTGGGATGGAGTTGACAATAATGGTTCACCCTTTATTACTTTAAAACTAAAAGGTCCTATAGATTTAGTATTACCTTCAGTTAAATCTAACTTCATTATTTTTCTTAGGTCATTAATATCATTATTAAAACTATTCCAATCATGACCTGTCCATTTAAACTGATGAAATAAAGGATTAGGTGCTCCCCATTTATTTGCATCATACCCTTGAGTTTTTGCAACTGTTGATGATAATGGGAGGTGTACGTGTGTATTACCTATTTTTGTACTATAGTCTATTAACTCATTTAATAATATTGTAGGAGCATTTTTTTTATATCTCTCTAAATTTGTTTTAAGTGGGCTCCAATTTTCAATATCATATATTTCTTTTTCATTTTTTGCAACTTGCTCTTTATGTTTAATAATATTTTCATCATATTCTGATTTAAAATATTTCTTATTTTCTTTTATGTAATTTCTAAATTGAGGTAAATTAACTATCTCTATTATTTGATCATGTGTGAGATCATTAAAATTTAAATATGTTGCATCAAAAGATACATCGTTATTATTAATTTTATAATTACTTTTATTCATATCAATACTTTGCATATCTGGACCTCTTGCTGTAAATCTAGGTCTAAAATCCCTACCATTATAAAAGTTTTTGACTGCTTCATGAAAAGTTCTACCTGTCCAATGTTCTACTTGAGCTTCTGAGTGTAATAATTTTCTAATAGCATCATCACCTTTATCTATTTCTTCAATAAATTTTGTAGTATTATCCAAATTAGTTTTTGACCTTTCTATGGCTAGCTCTGTTTGGAGAGGTTTTGTATCTTTTAATGTATTCATATATTCATCAAAAGCTCCTAGTCCACTACCACTTCTACTTTTTACATTATATCTTTGGGCATAATCTGACTGTCTCTCCAAGGATACTGTTGTCTTAGGAAACGCAGGATCAAATGATATTCTATTATGACCTAATGTTAAACCACCTTCATAGGAATCATTTACCATTGGGTTAAAATGAGAAGAACCTACACTCCTATCCCACATTGGTACTCCTGGACTATTAGGTATAAATGTTTGTAAAACATGAGGATCTGTATTAGGCTTAACTATAGTAGATGATAAATCAGGATAATTCTCTTCTATCCATTTTTTTTGAGATTCTGCACTCATGTTATCCCAATTAGTTGGAGTAAACTCCTCCCTGTTAGCCATGAATGAAAAAGTTTTATGTGGATTACCTTTACCCATCCAATAGTCTGCATAGTCTGTACCAGTTTTCATTGGTAATGATGTAAGACTTGGAATCGTTAATTGTGGATTTAATGTTTTATTAACTTCTTCAAGAAATAAATCTTTATCTACATATTTTTGTTGTAAATTTAAATCATTAAATGCACTTTTTATTCTTTGTCTATCATATAACTGCGTTGAATTTAAACCTTTAGTTTTATCTAGATATTGGCTTAATAAATTAACATTAATTAAATTTTTGTTATTAACCAGATTATTAAAAGCAGCATCATTAACAAGTGTTGGAAATTGATAACTTGAACTAAGAGGTTGAGATGCAGCTATATATCTCTGCCAATCTGGAAAAGAAGTATAATCAAAATTCTTTAACAATCCAAAATGATCTGAAGCTCGTCCTTCTATAGGGAATTTTGGAGCATTTGTAAACTTATGAGTTAACCCTCCTGTTGGATATTGTAAACCAATTGTTGGTTTAGAAAATAAACTCTTTCCCCATTGGTATGCATCATCAATAAGTTGCAATTGAGCCTTTGGTAATGATCCACCATCTCTCTTTTTTAAGTTTGGAGTTTTATAACCTCCTTTAGCAAATGCATTGGCTTCTTCTGCAGAACTAAAATAATATACTTCACCTCTTTCCATAGCCATCTCAAAAGCACTCATCTCATCTCCTTTTGCAAACTGAGTCCATGATGCTGGATCAGGTGTTTCTTGCCCTTCAGTTGTAGGAAATAAAGTTGGTATAGCAATATATATAGGACTTCCATCATCATCTGTAAATTGCATAGTAGTCATAAGGTGTGATGATACATCCCCCATTTCTTTTGTCCAGTTTGGCATTAATTTATTATCTCTATCTACTCTTCTTTGCTTTACTTGATTCTTTGGTTTATCTTGAACAGGTTGTTCAAATACCATATTACCAGGAAATTTATAATCAAAACCAGGTTGCATAACTTGTTGATTACCAAGATTATCTGTTCCCATTACAGGAAAATCAACACCTTTCATAGTTATATCACCTGATGGTATTACATTGTAAGGATTGTTTACATCCTTACTATTTCTCTTATATCCGTCTCTACTTAATTTCATTATCTAAAAGATACATTCATTTTACTATTATTTAATTTTAATAACATCTTTCTATCACCTGATACATTCTTTCTTAACACTACTACATTATAATAGTGTCTAAACTTCTTGTGTTGCATTGCAGCTTTTGCATAATTAAGATTAGCAGCATTCAATTGTTTAATATATCCATTTAATGATGTTACCCATATTGGTCTTTCTATACCTGTAAATTCTCCTCTATCATCTGTTACATCCCAGAATTGATTGAATCTATATTTTTGTTCTTCCTTAGAGTACAGTATCTGTATATCCGTAGCATTGATTATAGGATACTGGTTCAATAATACAATATTATTTTTAGGAGTAAGATCAAGTGTAAGTAATCCTGATACTTGTTCTGAATTATATATTACTGCTTCATCAAAATTCCAATCTAAATCATGCCATCTATCTGTACCTATAAGTTGTTGTGGACGTGGTAAATTAAAGTTCTTATATACATAAGACTCCATTTGATATTCTATACTTCTTAAAGTATTAACTACTTGTCCTGAATTTTCTATTAGTGAAATTTCCCAAGGATAATCTTGACCATAATAATTTGTAAATAAGTCATTTCTAACATTATGTTTCCATATACCACCTACATCATAATTTGCAGGTACGCATTGTTCATATTCCCAATGACAAATTTGAGGGTCAGTATTTATATAACCAGGAGTATCATATAAGATAAGATCATCACAATTTCCTGTTAACCATGTTAACGCTTGAGTTGGATCTACTACAGGTATAGGAGGACATTCACACCATACTCTTTTACATGTTGGTGGAGTCATTGAATTACATGGTTGCGCTGCAGGTACTTCTGTATAACCATCAGGACATTCACATGATGCACATTGTGGTATTGGATCACTATCAACTGGACTACATGGTACAAGAGGAGCCCAATTTAATGGAATGTCTGGTACACCAAGACCATCACAATCACAACCTATTAATGAATCTATTATGGTTACAGCAACATTACCAAAAGTAGCTGGTGTTACAGCATATTGTTCATTAGGATCATTTACTAAACATGCAGAATTAACTTGCCATCCTGCTGGAGGTGCTCCCGTACTTGAGAATACAGATTTTGATTCAATACCAGCTCCCCAGAAATTAGCAGTCATATTTGCAGGACTCCATTGACCACCGTTAAATGTATTTAATGCACCTCCTGGACAAGCCGTAGTACAACTATTGCACCCACTATCAGTAATAAATATTACCATTTGTCTAGCAGCAGAACCAGTAGCTAATTGTGCTATACTTTGATTAACTGCAATACCATATGTTGTTAAATTTGCTGGATTTGGAGCTGCAGCACTAGTCATATTAGTATTTGTCCAATTTATAGCAGTACAAGGATTACCTGTTAATGCACCTGAATTTAAATTTGTCATACCATTAGAACTCCATACATTAACACCTACATTAATTACTCCTGTACCTGCAGGTTGACCTCCTAATGGACAAGGAGCAGTAGAAACATCATTAAGCATACCTGGTGATAATAATTCTATCATTCTCTCAACAAATTGTCCTTGAGTTTGATATAAACTTCCTCCAGCTGTACTTCCTGAATAATCAATAGAAAATACAATATCTAAAGGTTGACTAAATGCAGTTCTATTAGCATCTACTAGAGTAACATTTGAAGGTTGATAATCAACAAATACATTAGCAGGATCTGAACCTGATACTGTAAGACAACACTCTCCGTTAACAAATGAGTATCCTGGAGGACATTGTGGTGTCTCAGTAGTAGTTGTCTTAGAAGTCATGAAATGATTGATACTATTGAATGTTAATTCAGGATGCCAATCATGAAATGAAATCCAAGCTTTTGCTTTTGGATCATAACTAACTGTCCAAGAAACATCTTGGAAATATGTTGGATTTTCTAATTGGAATGGTATATAAGTTAATACATCTTCTAATATAGGATCTACTTCTTCTATGCAGTCACATTCTTCTGTTACAGCATTATATGTACAATTAGGTCCACAGTTTGGTAAAACACCAGGACATATCTTTTCTACAAGATCATTTATAATTCCTGGTATATTAGCAGCTTGAAAATCACCAGCCATAAATGGATTTGGATCTCCTGTAATATAATCATTTCCTGCAACAGACTGTGCATAATTTAATTCTGCTGTTGTTGGTGTATTATTATTTTTTAACCATCCTGGAATTATCTCAAATTGTCCTATAAAATTTGGATCAATAGGATCTTGATATTGTGGATTTGCATGTACAAAAGTTTGTATCCATTGAATTAAATTATCAGGTTGTGGATTACTTATTCTACCTACAACTCCAGTATCAGGTGCTGTTGGTATCATAGGTGGTGTTGTAGGGATTGCAACAAATGAAGCTGTTTGACCTGTATTAGTGTAAATAGGACGTGTAACAGATCTATCAGTACCAGTTGGATTAGTAGATCCTACATTACCTGTACCAGTAGTAGTAGCATCCCATCCATCATTTAATATTACTAACTTTTTAGGTACACCATTTCTAGTACCTACACCTCCTGTATCTGGAGTAGGATTAAATAATTCATTTGTACCTGACCAAATTGCATCTCCATATCCAGTACCTGAAGTAACATTACAAGTAGTAGGATATACAGCACATGTATATGCATTCATCCATCCTGTTGTAGTATCTAATAATCCTGGATTATAAGTTAATCCTACAGGACCTAATAAAGGATTAGTGGCAATTGCTGCTGCACTATACTCACCTCTTGCAAAAGCTCTAGTACCCCATCCCATAATACCAATTTGTGTATTACCTAATGCCATACTAGGTGAGAATACATTAATTATACCTTGTACAAGATTTCGCATTGCTGTAACATTAGTATTTTGTGGAACAGATCCTGAACAATCTATAGCAAGCATAATATCAAGTTCACATGCTGGAGGGGGAGGTCCAAACGGAACATCAGTCCAAATCTTTTCACACATCTGTGTAACTGCATTATAATTATATCCGTCAGGACATGTTATATTCTGAGCTACACTACTACATAATGTTTCATTCACATAAAATCCTTCACATGGAATATACTCTATACATTCACTATTTGAGTATTGATCTGTCATAGACCAATCTCTTTTTGAAAAATATACTATATCATTATTAGTATCATATACTGTTTGACATCCTGCAGATATTACAGGATTATCTATCATTGATGGACAAGGTTCTATTTCAGGAAAATTTGCTAATAGTTGAGATGGTAAATATTTATTAAACCACCACTTCATTCCTGTATTAGTAATATTAATTAATTGACTTCCTTGTGTCTGAAATATTTTTCCTTGTTCTTGAGATATATAAAATAATCCCATTGGTGTATTTAATACACCTCTTGAACTTTCAGATGATCCATATTCATGAGATACATCAGAGTTCACTAATTCTTTCCAGTTTCTATCTACAAATAAACCTCCATCACCAACTGTAACCTTAGTTCCTGCATCAGTTGTAAGTACATCATTACCTGTGAATATTTGTGGTGATAGTTTAGGGAATAATACTAAAGCACCAGTTTTATTAATTGGTTTAACAGTGTTTACAGCATCTTTAAATTCTTTATAATTAAGTGGAAGGAATACTCTCCAAAAATCTTTCTTAGCTTCTTTCTTAGCTTGTAATGAATATATAAGTCTTTTATGCCATGTTGTATAACATGTTTCTGCTACTAATGGATCATAAGTTCTATCTTGTATAGCACCCCAACCTACTGTTTGGAATAAGTTTTGATCTATACTTAATGATTTATCATACTTATAATAGTTACCTGCTTTTAAAATATCTACATCAAATAAATCATTTGTTGCTGTAAATGTTAATCTATCATAATGTCTTTTTTCCATGTCATCTCCATGATCTCTCTGAGCTAAATTTAATTCAGATTCAACAAAGAAATCATTAACACCATTACAATGTAAATACATGTATGCATCATGTATAGTAAATAATGAACCTGGTGTACCTAGACCAGCTATTGCATTCCATAACCCTCCTCCACAAGAAGCTGGATCTCTATCCATATGATAATAATCATTAGGGAAAGCACCATTAAAACCACCAGCAACAGCACCAATAAAGGCAACACCTCCTAATTGTCTAGTTAATTCATCAAGTCTATATTTTTCTGTATTCATCCAATATCTTGGATATGGTACATTAGGATATAATCTATAATCCCAAACAAATCCATCTCTTTCTCTTTTATGTAGATAGTCCCAGAAGAAAGGCATAATAGCTTTTTCTGTATATCTATTAATAAAGCAATCACCTCCAAATAGTATTTGAGAATTAAACCTTATTAATTCATTTATAATAGGATCACCTGCTCCATCTAAAACTAATTGATCTTCAAAAAGTTCAATACATCCTCTAATAGGTATTTGTTTTATATCTTCTAATTGCCCGTATTGATTATCTATATTAAATTTTAATGCACAGTAATGTGCTGCAATTCCTGTAGTAGCTGCTCCTCCTGGATTATACCAATCTACTGTTCCTGGTGCACCTCCAATTGTAAACTTTGATTGATCATTAGCAAACCCTAACATAAAAGGATTTTGTAATCCTGCACCATTAAGATTTACAGCTACTGTTGTAGGTCTATTTAAGTTATTAATTCTAATATTAGGAGTAAGTTGTGATATAGCTCCATTTAAATATCTTGCTGTATTTACTTGATGTCTAAATACTGTACCTGGTGGTAATTGATTTGTAATTCTATACCAACCATGACTATTATATTTATATACATATTGTTTCCAACTTGTAAGATTATAAATTAAATCAATTATCTCTTGACCACCTTCAGCTATAAAACTCATAAATTCTTGAGCACCACTAAGTATACCCATCCAAAAAGGCTTATTACTAAATCTTGATCCTTCTTGAACTTGGGTAACACCAGGTCCTATTGATCCAGGTGAATTATTCCATTGACCGATCTGGGCATTTATCCATGTATCAGAACCCATTTTATTTGAAAGAGTACCACCAGCAGTACCACCAAAACCAAGAAACATGGTATTAGAGGCATTATCATAAGTTCCTGTACCAGGTGCACCAGTACCAGTACCACCACCAAACATAGGCACAGTTGGAGTACCCATACTATTACCATATTGCCATCTATTTTGATTAGGTGCTGAGGCATCAAATGTACCATCACCCCCACTTCTTGGTGTCCAAGTTCCAGTATTATAATTTGATGATGCACCAGCAACAGGTGACCAAGCTCCTGCACCACCTCCAGCAAAAGTACCACTATTTCCACCATGTGCAGTAATAGAACCTTGTTCTCTATAACCCATATCTAATACACGTCCTGTAGTCATCTGTGTGTTTGTTTTACCACGCATTTGATATATAGCATACCCTATACCTACAAAGGCTGCTAGAACGGCTGTAGAGTTACGTAACAACTTTTCACCTGGATGTCTTTCAGAAGGTTTAAAACTACCTGTCTGTGTTCCTGTCAAAACACCGTATGATTTTAATTCCCATGCATTTAAATAAGGTCTATTAAACATTAAATCTGGAGAATGAAATGTACATGTAGTATTTGAATAAATATTATACATACCTGTAGTTGCATCTGGACAACCAGAAAGCCAATCAGTATATCCAGAACCAGACCAGTTATTATAACCTCCAGCTCCACCTCCACCTCCACCAGGTCCTTTTATATATGGATCAGGTGTTGTATCATTATATGGATAATTTGGAATAAAAAATTGTGAAGAACCATCTGCTCCTCCTGGAGTAGTAGGTTGATATTGCATCATATTCTTTAAGATACCTTTTCCTAGGATTGATTTATGTCCTTCCCGTGATCCTACTAAAAATTCATAACCAACTATATTAGTTATAAGATTATTATCATTATCTCTAGGCCACGCTATATTTGTAAACTCTATTGCAATATTATGTATACCATCCCCTGCTGCTGTTGCTCTATCTGTTGTTCCATTGTTAGCTGTATTTTCATCAGGCATTTTATGATGTCTAATTGGCATACCACAATTAGCACCATATCTAGTTACATCCTGTGGATAAAGTTCTGTAGATTCCCAATAGGCTAATGCACCTCTACTTCTTAAAATACCACCATCAGGTTGTGTTGTATTAATAGCTGGTGATGATACCCAAGCTGTATTGTATACTTTAAATATAGGATCAGTAGGATCTAATGCATTAGGATCTCCAGGTATTACATTATTTTCCATTATCATTACACCACCTGCATTAAAGAACTGTGGCATTCTTCCTGGTATATGATATGAAGATGAACGTTCTCCTGTATTATATATAAATCTTATAAAGAATGAGTAAACCTCATCTCTCAAAAATGTAGGTTTATTTCCTCCGTTATAATAGTAGTCAGCAGGATATTCTATTGATGCCCAATTTGCTTGTATTTGATTTGCAAAAGGTTGATAGTTAAAATCAAATTGATTTGTTGGTTGTGTTCTAACTAAATAATCATTAACAACAAACATACCTTTAGATCTTTCATATGCACTTCTTCGTAAAGGAAGATAATCAAGAGGAAGTGATTTTAACTTCTGATCAATATAATCTATTTTGATTACTGTTTGTTCTGTATAATATTCACCTAATACTTTTGCAGCTACTTCTTCTTGATTGTTACTAAGTATTACAAGTTGGAATTGATCAAATTCTTTATCTAAATTAGATAGTCTTAATATTAATGAACCTGCATTATCTTCATGTTCAAATAAAGATTGTTGATTAGATATACCAATATAATCTCCATACACCTGATCATTTATTGTATAAGCTATAAATGCTTGATACATACCATTTCTAAGTTGACCTCCTTCTGGAGCTTTTTGTAGATCAAGACATGGTGTATCAACTAATGGGGCTAGTCTAATTCTTTCACAATCTAATGTTAATGGTTCTGCATTTACATATATTGAACAAGCAGTACCATCTATAGTTGGCCCAGATGTCTCTACTTGTAAATATGGAGGATCTTCTAATATTATTGTTCTAGAAGGATTTATACCATCATCCCAATATAATTGGTATTTACATTCAAAATTTTCTTTAGATGCTCCTATAATTAAATGTTCCTTATTAAAATTTAAACAAGGATCATTTACTAATCTTATGTATTCACATTTACTATCATCAAAAGTTCCTATTTCAGAAGAGAAATTATCTGTAGAGAATATAGCCCAATGATCTCCATATATATGTATTGAACCTATTATTGTATATGGTATCTCTGCACATTCAAAATTTGCAGGTTCATTTCCTATGACTCCTGTATCTCCATCAATGGAATTATTAATGGCATTAACAGCATGCTCCCATACTTCCTTTGATGATATTGAACTAAAGGTATCTTTAATCATACCTTTCATGAACAAGTTAGACTCTGTTGATGAAGTATTCTGCGGTAAGCTATTATTAGCTGCTTGCTGCTTCTTTTGTTTTTTTGCCATTTCTTACTTAATTATCTCCTATTAGGAGCTTCACTTCTAAACATATCATAATAATTATGATATTGAGCTCTTCTATTAACTTCCCATAGCTTTCTCATTTCTTCAAAATCAGGAGTGTTAACAAAACTAAGTGCGTTATTTCTTGCAGCTCTTAACTTAGCTTGAATTAAACCTAATTGTTGTGCTACTTGTTCTCCACCAAATATCATATTTTCTAAGATTCTTTCTTTAAGGGCATACTCATAATACTCATTACAATAGGGATGATCAAGAACTAATAATTCTCCATCATTATTTTCTAATATACCTTGATAACTTAAATATACTTTACCTGTAGTAAATGTTGTGAGTAAATAATCATCTTGTATTTCAGCAAGATTATGAGACTGTGTATTTAAATTTGGACATTCACAACTAACATGAGCTGTATTTGTTATACGTAAAGGAAAGAAACTTGTATATTCTCTATATGTTGATGCATTCATTCTTTGTATTACAATATATTCTCCACTATATGTAGTAACACCTTTACCTATATCTGTTGGGCATGTTTTAACAACACATACATTTTCACAATCTTCAGGCGTTGTACACACATGTGGTTGACTTGGATCTGGTGTCCACTTTGGTTGTGTAGTATCTGTATGTGTACCTGATGGAGCTGTATTTACTACTTGATAATTACTACATACAAAAGCATAATTAAGTGTTTTAAAGTCTGAAGGGAGTTGAGCTTTATTATGTTCAACATCAATAATAGATTCTTTACTCTGATGAATTCTTAAACCTAGATCATAATTTACTTTAGTAGCAACTTTAATTAATTGTTGAGGTTCAATCATACCTTCTAGATCATATGTAGAGAAATCTACTTTTACATCTTCTAGTAATTGATCAAACGTTCTATATTTATGTGATAAACCCATTTTTAATATCTATTTACATTTTTATTATTACTTGCATCTTCTTGAGGTATTTGCATTCTAGTAGCTAATGTCTGTATTATTTGAGCTTCTATTTCAGAATAAAGAAATTCAGGAATGTTAATTTGTTGTTTATATCTTGGAATACAATCATCAGCTCCATCACATGTTATACTTGATATGTCTTTTTCAAATACACCTTCTAATTTTATTGCATCCCAATCAACATTTGGTAAGTATATATAATCATTTAGAAACCAGAAATACTTTGATTTATTATATCTAAAAGAAGTTGTCTTACTCATAGATGTAAATGTACCAGGTTGTGTTGGTTGACATTCTATTGATCCATCTATAGATGATATTGTTCTAATTAAAGGTCCCCAATATCCTTCAAAGAATGTTGGAAGTTTATCTTTAGTTCTTTTAATAGTCACTCCACTTACTACACCACAACAATCTGCTTCAACTTTATCTACATCTATTAATTCTAAAAAAGGTAAAGTTTGCCAAACACTATTAAATTTCATGAGTTTATTGACGTGGTCTTGTCTTCTCATTAATGTTTGCGCAAACTTTATTATCATACTGTAGAGAAATCTGTCAGTTAAAAAAGCATCCTGAATTTCTCCTTTTATTTGATTCCTTACTCTTGATATAATTTCTCCTATAGTTGTCATTTCTATTCTTTTTTATACATATCTGCAACTCTTTTTTTATTACCCATCACAATATATTTTTTCCATTGTTTAGGATACATCTTTGCAACAGCTCTCTTAAATTGTCTAATGGCAGTAAATTGCCAGAGTTCTCTATTTCTAAAACGGTACTTAGTTGAATAATTTGTGTAAAAGATTTTACCTATATTACCATCTGTTTCCCAGTTCTTATTTTGTATTACTTTTCCATACTTCTTGGAAACTGAATAATCTGTATTCACACTCTTAGGTGGAGGACAGGTTCCTATAAATAAGTACCCTAGGCTATCAGGTAGTTTAACACCGTTTCTATTATCTATTACATTACTCCATATTTTACCATTAAAAGATTTTATTATTTTTTTAAGTTTACTATCATCTATATTTGCGTATATTGGAAATTTCTCTTTAAAATCTGCTAAAGTTTTTAAGTTTAATAGTCCATATACTTTTTCTCTATACCTAGGTTTTTTTAAATTAGGTTTTTTAAAGTTGTTTAACATACATTATACAGTTATAATTTACAAAAAATAAGTCAGTTATAAAAGTTTAAAACTAGATTATTCTGGAGAATAAGTTAATTCACATATTTCTCCTTTATTAGGTGTATGTAAAGATAACACACCAGATCTTCTTGATCCTATGAATTTATTATGATAATGGTAATAATCTGTACGTGATAAACTTGGTAAAATCTTTAACATGAAACCAGTCTTTTCATGTTCAGTTATGTATTCTATTTTTTTCTTATGATGATAATGTCCTGTATATAATGTTCTATACAATGTCTTACCCCATTCTCTTGGATATTCCATAGAGTATACTAATAATGAATTCTTAGTATTAACATCACCATGTTCAAAAGCAAAGAAATTATCTCCATATGTGAATACTTTTCTCTCAAGATAAACTACATCCCATATTATATTAGAATCATTAAAACATTTTGAGAGAGCATGTGCTAAATGAAATGATGATAATCTATCATGATTACCTGGTATATAAACTATTTGTAATTCATCACAAAATTGTTTAAGATAATTTATACTCCATTGTAATGCATCAAATGCTTGCATATAAGCTTCTGTAGCAGTAGAACAATTATCTAATGGAGTACCACTAGTTGTAGATCCATTCCATGTATCCATGTTAATTAAATCACCCCCTACTACATAGTATAATTTTTCAAGATGATGTGAACTAGTTGCTCTATCAGCAAGATCTATAATTGTTTCTTCAAAATCTTTATCTATAGTTTCATTACCTTCTTTTCCAAAATGTATATCCTGTAATGATAAAACTCCAGCCGTTTTTATTTTACCTGGAGTTTTAATCCTTTTAACTAATTTATGTTTTTTTGGTTTGAATCCTTTTAATAATTCAGCAACATTATCTACTTCATTATCTTTTAGTCTTGTAACCATTGCAGATACTCTCCAATGATCACCCATTTGTTTATTCCAATAGCTTGACAGTTTCCATTGTGTAGTGTCAATGTTTAATACATCAATTATTTCTTCAGGAGATTTTGGTTCAGAAGAACTTATTGTTTCCATTTTTGCTTCACCTTTCTCTAAATTGTATTCATATGATGTTGCAGAGTTTTCTAACAATTCTTGTGACTTAACATAGTCTTTTAGTTTGTCATAATCCTCTACTGTCATATCTAGTTTTTCTGCACAATAATCAGATGTTTTTTTCCATTTAAATGATGCTTTAATTTTTTCAAATAATGAATCCATTTATAATTTTTTTTAAGTTAATATGCTACAAAGATATAAAAAAGTTTGATAATACGAGAAAAGGCCCTACTTTCATAGGACCTTCTCTGCAAACAAGCAATGAAAACCAACAAAACACTACTCTCTTGCTATATTGTTGTTGTGCAATATGTTTCTACAGAACCATATGGCGTTCCACCTACAACTGCATCAACTTGGAATTTATATACTGTATTAGGAGATAATCCTGTTACAGTAAATGATGCTGCTGATGTTGCAACTCCTGTTCCACTTGGTGCTGCAGAATAAGCACCCGCTGTTGATACTTTATATTTTACATTTAATGATGCTGCTGATGTAGGTACACCTGCCCATCCTAATGTTACTGTTGTTGATGTTTTATTAATTATATATAAATACTGTACTGATTTAGTTGCAGTATTTGGATCTTTTAGGAATAATGCTACTCTTTGCATTATTGCTGATAGTCTTTCTCCTTTTGCAATAGTAAATATATTATTAGAAGAGTCTTTTGCTTCAATTGTATCTTGACACCAAGTTATACATTCCATGCATAAACATTCTGCACATACCTCAACATTAACTCCTGTACATTCTGAATATGCACAAGGTGTTGTTAATCCTGTGTCTTTACATGCACAAGGTGTTGATTTACAATTACTAGAGTTACAATTACATCCCATTTTATTTATTTTTTATATTATGAACATACAGTTTGATTCTTCCAATGTGGATATGTTCTAGAGTACTGAGATACAGCTTTACCTGCTGAACCATCCTCTAAAGCGTACCATCTATCATGTATCAATTCAGTTTTAAAATCACGTGCTATTGCACCAGCAGAAGTTTTATAACATCTAACTGTTCCATCAAATTGAACTCCTGTAGAGTTAAACAATGTTTGGAGAGCAGCTCCTCCTTTTGCTACTTCATTACATGCTCCACCAGAAGTATTACTTCCTGCAATTGGAGATTCTCCATACTGAACACCAGCTCCTCCCATTTGTGATGCTGTTCCAGCTGTAGGTGATGCAGATGCATTTACTACAGAGTCTAAACAAGTTAATTTAATTAATTCATTCTTAAATGGTTCATTTAAATTAGCACCTGTAATTGGTATTTCAAAATATCCATCCATATAAGGAACAACAGTTATATTAAGATTTAATAATGGAGCTAATGCATTACTATTTGTTGTAGTAACCGTAGCATTATAAGGATTAGCAGTTGTAATTAAATTAGTTTTCCAATTGGCAATAGCTTCAACATTTAAATAATCTGATCCAAATCTATAAGCGTTATATTGATTTGCAGTAAGTGCTGCTGTTGTTCCATTAGCAGTTGCATTACATGCTAATATCATTTGTCTTATTAATGCTTTATCATCTCCATCTGTACCTGCATGTAATCCAGTTTGTTTAGGTATTACATAATGACCATCACATCTATATATTGCATTATCAAGTGTAGAATATGCTGTATTAAGAGTTACAGTTCCTAAAGCTGCCCATGTAGATGGCCCCTTAAATGTTCCTGCATCTCCTGTAGTATTTCTGTTATTATCTACAAGAATATTCATTACATCATCATAATCATCTTTAAATCTTGTAGTTGGAGCACCTGGTGCCGCTCCTGCAGTAGTTGTAGTGTATAAATCTGTAACAGTATCTCCTACTTGAGACTTATCAGATTGATGTATAAAAGAGAATAACATCATATTTGTTGAAAGTGAAGCTGCATCATTACCCCACCATCCAACTGGTGAAGTACCAGATTCATATGTTTGTTTTATAGTACCCCAATCTCCTGTAGTATTTAATGTTACACCATCTCCTCTTAATGCTATAATTTTATGATGTGATAAATATGCAGCATTAGATCCTGCTTTTTGTTTTGTTCCATCAAAACCACCATCAGATTTTAAAGGAAGAATATATAAATTACCTGTATATCCAGCATATCTAGTTGTTATTTCTGTATGTACTGCAGTCATAGCTGTTTTAATAGCTGCTCCTTCTGCAGTTGTATATTGATCTGTATCAATAAATACAACAATATCTGTAGTTAAATCTTGTAACCAAAATCCTCTTGAAAAAGAAGACATATAATCACCACTACTTTTAGAACCTATAGTTAAATTTGTTGTATTAGAATCTGTATTATGAAATGATCCAGTTGTTAAAGGTGCATATGTAAACTGTTGTGTTTCAGAAGGTACTACATTTGGAACAAAACTATTTGTACCAAATGATCCTGCTCCTACAGAATAACTATAAGATGAACTAGAAGCTGAACTTCCATGAGCAATATGATAATTATAATTTGCAGCAAATGCATATTGTGCATCTGAACGTGGAACCCATGTTGTCCATGCAGCTTGACTTATATTAATTTCATCTCCAACACATGAGAAATATGTTTGTGGTATAATTGGAGCTGCAGATGCATCTGTATTTACTTCACTATATACAAAATAATTTTTACCATTTGTTGATGTTATACCATCCATATATCTCCATCCATCTCCTAATGTGTTAGTTGTTGCATCTGTTCTTGCAGTAGTTACACCATTTGTAACAAGTGACTTAACTGGATTATTATAATCAATTGATACTCCTATTGAATTAATCTTAGATGAAGCACATGGAGTTAAAGTTTCTGCCCATATTGTATTATTCTTTAAGACACCTGCAACTTCCCCATCTGCAGTTGTAAATCCAGCTATATAAATATCTCCCATAGATGCACCTGGATTTCTTACATCATCACAAGCCATAGCTACAAATGATCCTGCAGTTGAATATTGTAGATCAGCTGGAGTTGATTTAAATGCTGCTGCTAATATTTTATTATCTGCACAAGTTGTTCCTTGTGTAGTAAATGTATGAGCTGGGCATGGAGTCATTCCTTGTAGACTCATTGCAGCTGGATTCCATGGACCATAGTATATTTGAAGTTGATATTGTTGTCCTTCTGTTAATCCTGTAAAGGATCCTGTCCAACCACTTCCAATTGGAGGATTTCCCATTTGACTTGCAATTGTTGAACCTTGTGAATTAGTTAATACAATAGCTGCAGTATAATTATTTGGTAAATAACCTGCATCTACTGTCCATGATATGGATGTTAATCCTGGAGTTCCTAGTGTCAATGTTGGGCATATATTTGTAGCGGTTAATGTTTTAGTTATAGTATTAGCACATTCTGTACCTACACCATTTGTAAAGCAGAAAGCAGTTGTAACTGTATAATTTGTACTTGCTGCATCTAATGATGATAAAGTTAATGTTGTACCATTTTGAGTAGTCTGTAATTGATGTATTTGTTTATGAAATGTTTGTGTACTTCCTGCATCATCTGTTACAGTAATCTTAGAACCTTGAGATCTATCACAATCATAAAAAGTTGATGGAATAGAAGATTCTGTAAAATTCATATTAATACCAGTTGCTGCACCTGGAGTACCAACTACATTACCAAAGAATCCATAAACAATATCTGCACATGCAGTTGGAACTACATCATCAATTAATGACTCAACAGCTGCTCTTACATCATTAAGTACTATCCATGCATTTGTAAATGATTGTGCTAAATTTTGAGGACTAGTTACAAAACCAACATATGTTCCTAAATCTCCTGCTCCATTTAATCTTTTAGCACTAGCCATAGATGCTCCCTGATAACCTATAGATGATGCTAGATCAGCTTGTGCTCCTGTTCCTGTTTGTAATCCACAAAATGCTTTTTCAACTTGTGATAATGCTGTACTTACATTTGTTAATCTTCCTTTATCTCCAACACATGTTGTTATTATTTGTTTCTCTGTAGGATTTGTTTTTCTTTTTCTATCTGAATTTTCTAATTGAACAATTCTTCCTTCATGACTTCCTACTTGTCCTTGTAACGTTGTAACTTCAGCTACCGTGTTTGTAATTCTTGTTCCTACTAATTCTGCATATTGTTGTAATGGTAATGCTCTTACAATTGAAGATGTATTAGGATCTGTATACTGCATTGATGTTGGTAAAGTAATAGGAGTTGTTAAAACATCTCCTGAACCAAATTCAGATTGATTTGCTTGACGTGCTTGAACAACATTTGCAATAATTAAATTAGTAAGTTCTGTTTCATTTGTTGCTGGTTGAGCTGCTTGACCAGATTGATTTTCTAAACCAGTCTGATTTATTCTAGACATTTGCATAGTATGACCACCTGATCCACTTCCTCCTGGAAGTTTAGATAATTCTACTAGTTCTTCACATAATTTTGCTATTACATCACTAATTGTGTCACCGTGACATAGATCAATACATGGTAAGTCTGGGCCTTGCCAAACTACACAATTGGATGAAACATTGTTACATCCTCCAGATTTATTAGAGTTATAAGGGATCATAATTTAATATTTGTTTTTACCACTATACATTATAATATACAAAAGTTTTATTTATTAACCAAGTTAAGCAGTGCTAAATGATTTTATTTCTGACTGTATCACACCACATCCAGTCATGTTAATATATGCTCTCCAATAATAAGTTGTTGCTGCTGCTAATGGTGTTGCATTTTCAGTTATTATTGTATCTACTACTCCAGCTGCTGGATATGTGGCTGCATTACCTGGAACCATGGTAGTAGTAGTCATACCACCACCTGTTGGAGTTCCACCAGTATATGTTATATTTGCATCAGTACCCCATATAATACCCCATGTACCATTTGAAGATGTTGGGCTTAAAGTATTTATAGCAGTAAGTTGCCATCCAAGTTTAAATTTAGTTGCAGTATCACATATTGCTAATAAACCTTCAATCTGAGGACATATGCCATTAGTTGTAAATTGTTGTAATGCGTTCCATTCTGAAGTTTTCTTAACAATTCCATCTGCATCAAGACATTCACCTCTTACTTGGAATTCATATTTAGTTTCTGCAGTTAACCCTGTTAATGCATAATATTTATTAGTTATACCATTAACTTCTGTCCATGTATTAGGAGTAGTAATATTTACAGCTCTATATCTTACATCATATGTTACTGAAGTTTCTGTTGTAGTTGTTGCTGACCAAACTAATGTAACTGAGTTATCAGTAAGACTTGTAACTTGTAAATTACCTGGTGCATTACATGTACATTGTGGATCAGGCGTAGTACAAGTTATATCAGGACATAATTCTGTTGCTGTTATTTTTATTCTTTGTTGTGCACACTCTCCTGATGTTTTGAAACATTCACATAATTGTGCCGTATGATCAGTATTAACTGATGCTTTAGGTATTATATGAGTATATCTTCCAATCTCATTTGTTTTACCAACATCTTTACCATCTAAATATATTTGATAATCTTCTACTGGATTACCATCTTGATTTACAACATCAAACACTAAACATTCATTATCATCACATTGATAAAGATTTAAGTTAAAAAATGCATTTAAATCATTTGTAAATATACTATCTGTAAAAGCTACTTGTGCTACATTAACACCCCATCCAAAACCATCAAGACCACCATAACCAGAAACTAAATTATTTGGATTAGGTTCTGTCCAATATGGATTACTAAGTTCAGCAGCAGTCATTGGACTTATTGCATTAGTTGGAGCTGTTCCTGTATTCCATGTTCCATCAGGTGTAGCTTTATTACCACTAGATATAGCTCCTAAAGCATGTAATGGAAATGGTTTATGTGGACTCCAAACCTGATTAGGATATGATGGATATAAGAAACAACTCATTTCATGATTACAAGATCTTGATGTAAAATTACTGTAAGTTTCTAAATACTTATCATAATCTGCTTTATATGCTGGAGAAGGACTTCCACTAACTGTAGCAATATTCCAATCTCCAATACCACCACCTAATGAACCACCTTGATGATAACACATAGCATCAATATCATTAGCAACCTTATTATAATTTGTTTCTGTTTCATCTGCAAAACATACTACTAATACTTGTTCTGTAGAACAAGCAGGAGGAGGACCACCCCATGTTACTGATGTTCCTATAGGTGTGTAATTTGGAGCTGTAAATAAATCACATGTTGTTCCTGCTACTGCTGCATCATGCCATACAGTTTGACAATCACCATTTTGTGCCCAATCTTGAATAATAACAGTTGGATTAGTATTAAAAGAACCATTCTGATGACATCCACATTCTCCTGTAGCAAATTCTGACATTGCATAACAACCACCTCTACATGCTGCTTCACTAGTTCCTGTACATGGTGGGTTTAATGATTGTGTACCTGCAGGTGTACAATTTTTTCCTGCATTATTAAATTCACCTGTGATTGCACAAGTAGCCCAATCTATCCATCTTTCTCCATGTACAATAGTATGATAATGATCACCTGTAAAACCTTGACCCACTAATGTTTGTATCCACAACTCTGTTGTTGCATGAATAGCTTTAACCTGTGCTTGACCTAATGAAGTACCATCATAAAAGAAATAAACTGTTAATTTACCTTTTTCAGTAAGTCCACATAAAGGATCTACCCAAGATGGATATGTTCCTGAATCTGGCACTGTTCCAGGTTCTTCTGGTTTAAACACTTCTCTTTCAAATGCTAAACCTGTATATTCTTTTTCTTTTTTATCTTCCCAATAACATAAGTATTTCTCTGCTGTTCTTCTATCTATAGTATTTATACACGGGCTAGTCATACCAAACCTCATTGCTTGAAAATGTTTATATATATCATTTGCAAATAAAGCTTCTGTTTCAATTCTTTTAATATCTACATCTGTTAAATGTTCTGCTGGATCATTTTGTCCATAAGCTATATCACAAGGAGGTACTGACTCTTCACAGCTTCCATCATCACAACATGCAGTTGCATTATAATTAGGGGCAGTAGGGTCCATACAACCAGGGTAACAACATGTACCATCATCAATAGTAGCTAGTGAGTTGTAATTACATGCTGTTGGGTCTGTACAACCATATACATCATATACACAAGGACATTCATTAGGATCATAATAATTTGCACTAGGATTATAATTAGTAGCACTTGGGTCATCACATCCACACTCACAGTCTATATCTGGTGTTACTTGACATGTTCCAACTTTTACTTGTAATAACCATTCAAAACATTGACCAGTAGTTACAAAAGGATCTCCAAATAAATAATGTGTTCCTGGTAATACATTATTAAAAAATGCATAACCTGCTGCGTTTGTTGTTTGTGTACCTAATGCACCAAATTCAATATCAATATTTGGTAGAAGTGCACCTGTTACTATATCTACTGCTTGTACAGTTATACAATCTGATGGAGGGGTACAAGAAACACTACTTCCACCACCTATACCAAAATCATTTACTAATGTTTCTTGAATTTGTACTTCAAATGCAGGAATGACATAAGTTCCTCCAGGTAAACCTGGTTGAGTTATAGTACCTGGAGATGAATAAAGACTAAATTCACTACCTCCAAATAATTTAGGGAAAGTCCAACCATTTTGATCTAACATACCTGCACCAGCAGCTACATAAGGATTACTATTTTCTAACACTCTTATACAAGGATGACCATTAGCTGTTGCACCAGGAGGCATATTAAATGTTGGAAGTCCTGTAGGATCCCACATACCATTTGATATAGTTGGATGATATTTTGGACAACCTGCTGTAAATGTACCATCTGGTACAGTTTTATTACCACTAGTAATAGATGCTGCAACATGTAATATATAACTGTGATCTTTAGGTTGTGACATATCACCCATTGGCATTGTTGGCCAATTTACTCCATTATGAGTTCCACCTCCACCTATATGAGTAGTTAATGCAGCCAAGTGAGAAACATGATCTGCTTTCCATGCTCCTTGATAACCATCATTAACTATATCACCACCAGTTCCACAATTTCCATTAAAATCAATACAACCTTGATAAGTAACACCATTAATAGTTGCACTAGCTACTGACTTTGCACCATGATAAGCACAGTCAGAATCATCATTTAAAACTACAATTAAAACTCTATCAGATGCTCCTGCTGCAGGAGGTAATCCTAAAGAAGTAATTGTATTACCAGTTGATGTTGCAGATGTTGTTAAACCTGCATTAGTACTAGAATAAAAGTCATAAACTCCACTAGTATTATGTGACCAATCAATTACATCACCTACTGCACCTGCAGCAAAACTAGTACCATATTCATCCCATCCAGTTGTATCACAATCTCCATTTGGATGATTACTTGGAGCACCAGGCCAATTTATATTTGTTCCAGCATTATTTAACAGACCTGTATATGCTGAGGTAGCCCAGTCTAACCAACGTTCTCCCCCACCTCCAATCATAGTATGATATACATTTCCTGCTTGTGAAGTATATAGTCCTGTAGTAGCGTCAACCCAACCTTGATTTTGTAACCATGCCATTATCCCCCAATATTGGGTTTGAATATCAGTTTTATAATACTCTCTTCCTCCTTTATAATAAATATATATATTATCATAAGGTAATGTAGTTACAGTACTATGGCAATCTTGATGCCATGGCATTGGATCACCATAACCACTAAATACTGATACTTGAGTAAAAGGATCACATATCCATTGCCAAGCTACTGTTCCCCATGTTGTAGGATTAGAACCAGTTTGTGTTGCTTGAACAACATAATTAGCATTCATACTAGAATGATTAACATATTGACTGTTATCTATAACACCATTGTTATTAATTGAAACATGATGTACATTCTGATCAAATACTAAATTTACACTCACACCATAACCACCTCCTGCTAGAGGTCCGCAACTATATGAATGTTGTATATTACATTTTCCAACGCTAGTACCACTTAAACATAATGTAGGTGAAGTTGCCATATTTTTTATCTTGCTGTTGTAGGAGGAATAACAACTACTCCTGGATTAAATGGTGTGGTAGTAGTAGTAGTAGTTGAAGTTAATGTCTGATTATATACATTTAAACATCCTTTACATACTGTAGATCCATCACCAGCAACTGCTTTGTTACATCCACATCCTATTGTTTTATCACAATGTGTGCATTTCATATTCTCTTGGTTTTATATTTAACAACACTCGTTACTACAAGTGATTTTTTCTAATTTTTTCTTTGCATAATCATAGAGTTGCATTCCTTCATTTGGACTCTGGCAATATTCAACTTTTGCTTTTGCTGCATCAATCATCAATCTAATGAAATTTAATTCTCTATATAAATCTTTTTGTTTACTCTTTGGTTCACATGGTGTTATATCCATATCACAAAGTTTCTTATAGTATGATTTCATAATCCCTGTAATTCTTAAGTGATTATATTCAACATAAGTTCTATCATTAGGAGCTACACTATATCTTATTACATATATTCCATCTGGAATAGCAGCTCTACTACTTGATCCAGTTAATGCGTTTGCTGCAACAGTAGTTACTGTATTACCACATGCATCTACAGTTGAAGTTAATTGGCCTGATTGTGATGTCCCTGTACAACCTGCTGTTTGAATTCCTAGTGAACATGAGTTTATTGCTAGATCAAAACCTGGTTGAACTTTTATTAGATTTCCTTGGTTAAAACCTGGTGGAGTTATAAGTAATTCTCCACAATCTACATATAAACTATCTGTGTATTGACTTGTGTCTTTAACCCTAAAAATCTCACAGTTTGCTACTGTAGGGACCTCAAGGCTAAGTATATGTTTATTTGCCATATCATTTATTTATTTAAAATAGGACTACTCTTCACTAATAATATACAAAAAATATATAATAAAAAAAAAGAGTGAGACGTTTAAATCTCACTCTTCTTAAATATAATAGTAATTCTACTAGACTAATACTTACACTCCTTGAGAATTTCCAACTGGGAATCCTTCAGTAGGTAAGAAGTTAGCAGACATATCTGTCATAGTTGAACCAACACCAAAGCAACCTACAGCAAGTTTATTTAATGTAGTTTCCCAAGCAGCAACAACACCATTAGTAGCAATTTTGATTAGATATTGATCATTATCAAAAGTTCCACTTGGATTGTTAAAACGTGGTACAGTATGTAAGATATAGTAACAAGTATAATCAGCTGTACGTGTGATACCTAAACCACCATCAGCAGGACCAACTTTTTCTACTTCTCTCATTCTAGCTGAATCTAAGTTTCCTTGATTAGTAGGATGCTGCATATATCTTTGATACATCATAGTATCTCTAAGAATCAATTCACCTTTAGTTTCAGAAGATTTACCTTTTACTCTAGTAATTGTAATACAACCATTAGTACAAGGATCACCATCTTCATCCATTTCTGATGCATATATTTGAAGTGGTTCAGTTTGATAATAATCTCTAGTATCAAATGAACAGTCACCAAATACAGTCTCTGAGCTAGTATCAGTAATAACTAATTCACCTTTATTACCAGCAACAACAGTTGTATCAGCAGTAAAAGCATCAAGTATTGCAATAGCAGCTTGTTGTTTTTCCCATCTAGTGTTACCTGCAGCAGTTGTTGAATCAGTAACTGCAACCCATCCTGCACCAACATCTTTTCTAAGTGCAACATCAACTAATTGACTAAGAATAGGATCTTTAAGTAATTGAGCACCCATCTCAGCAAATACTTTAGCTGGATCTTTATGAGTTTGTCCAGTAGGACAACAGTATCCTTGACCACCTAAAATTTTGTAACCATTTCTGTTTAATGCTCTAAGAATTGGAGCACCTTTAAAATCAAGTCTAATGCTTGGATCTCCTGCACATGGAAAACATTCTCCATCTGCTACTAATGTTACTTTTCCAGTAGCAGCACCAACAACAGGTTGTTTACCAATAAATCTAACATATCTTGGGTTAATTACTTTTGATTTCCATGATTCTGCATATCCACCGTGGAATCTATTTCCACCTAAGATGTCATCTGCAGCACCAGCAACACCAGTAGCACTTCCTAGAGGAGAACCCATTGCAAACATTACAGGGGTTTTACCAGCAGCTAAAACTGCATTAGTGGCAACATTATACGTATCTGCTTGTATAAATGCACCTTCTAATTGGATTAAAACAGAAGAATCTTCCCCACTGTTTTCAGCTGCAAAAGCTGTAGGAGCAAACGTTTGTTGAAACGCGTGATTAAAATAAGCCATTTTTTCTAATGCCTCCTTATGTATTCAGAGGTCTTTTTTTTAATTAATAATAATGTCCATTTTTTTAATGTACTATCTGGACTTGGTATTTAATGATAGTACATATATAATATAACACTTTTATATGTTATATTACAATTTTTTTAATTATTTCTTTCTGCAGATTGCATTTCTCTACTATAATTATTTACATCAGCAATATCTCCTGCAATAATTGCAACAGCCTCATCAATAAATATTTCTATTAGATCATCTTTAAATTCACATTCAATATCTGCTGCAGATGTATTACCTGTATATGGATCTACACATCCTTGAATCTCAATTAATGTTGGTTGTCTATAATATGTAAGAGTTGGATTAACAATATTAAAATCATCTTTATAGATCTTAATTACATTGTTTGCAATTGTACATACAGTTTCACCCCAATCAAAATCAGGTTTCTTTAACTCATCTCTAAGTATCATATCAATGTTAGCTTCCTCTGTTAAATAACAAGTCATAGATCTTGGTTCTGGACAACATTCAGATGTAGCATCTACACTGACCCTTTTAAATTCCAAAAATGTTTGGTTATCTGGAAAATTTGTTGTTGCCACATGATTACCCATATCTGCTATATTTAGAGGTAGATCAGTTAAAAGTAATTGTAAATCATCTATACGCCTTTTAGATTGTTCATCACCTTCTTGAAACATATTATTACCATGTAAATTTCTTCTACACCATTCAACTTGTGCTTTATTAAAAGCCTCAACAATCTGCCAGCATTCTATATTATCATAGTCATCACTAGCTATTTTATTAAGCCTTTGTCTAAATTTTATTTGAATAGTTTGATTTAACATGATTATGATTCCCAGTAATTCTTAACTTGTGTTAAAAGTCTATCTAAAATTTCCTCATTTAAAGGATTCTTAAAATACTCTAAAACTTCTTCATTATTTTTACCTAACTTAACTTTAGTTTCAGATTCTATAATCCATCCTTTATTATCATTTGTAATAAATTGATAATATGATGCATCTTTCATTAACGTTCTAAGAGTTAAGTTTTCCATTGTATCATTTGCTACAGATGAAAATGTTGATGCAGCAACAGTAGCTTTATCATTACCTTCACCATTTATATAAGCATCCATATTTTCATATAATACATCAATAGGAGTGCTCTTAATATATTGATAACTATTAGGATCAATCATTTTTGTTACATAAAATAATTTATCTTGGTCTTCATCATATAATTTCTGAAGCATTGATAATGCTTTATTTTTCAATTTAGAAGATTTAGTTTTTGTATTAATAGTTTTTCTCACCTGATCTAAATAAAATCTACAATTTGGAGTTGATTGTGCAGTTTCATAATCTTTTGCTACAATAGAAAAACCTCCTGCTTTAATTGCATAAAGTTTTATAAGATCATATGGATCTTTTTTAGGATCTAAAAAGTATGGATCATTTCCTACTTTAAGGTGTATCTTACTCCAGAATATATGATTATCTGGTCTTAATACTTGTACTTTATTCCAGAACTCTGGATCATCTTCTTTAAGAACATTTGCTGCTAATTCTTTTTCAAGTTGTATTACAACCTTTCTAATTTCTTTAATCTTTGCTTTTCTTTCAGCATCAGGTAAAAGTTTTACGGCAGGAGCAAATTCATTTAATCCTGTTTCATATCTTTTTATACCATTTAACTCAAGACAAGCTAAGTCTTCCATGTGATATACACCTTCATGTAAGGTCATACCATATTTTTCCAATCCCATATTTTCTTTTTGATTATCAAAAAAAGGACGGATGGCAATTGTTTTTTCTTTGCCTGTTTGATACTTCTCGTTAATTGTAAAGTCTTTTGTCATTGTGCTCATAACTAATTTTTTTGGTTTATTAATAATTATTGGTTTAGAAGAAATAGGGAGGAGCACTAGGCTCCCCCTTCTTTCATATTATAATAAGACTAGAATGAGCCTCCTGTTACAGGATTCTTCATAACAATCTTAAGAACTTTAGTTGGATCTTTTACCCAAATAGCTGGCATGGTCTGTGTCATCATTACACGGTATCCATTAAAGTTACCTGATGAAGCAAATCCTTGACTACGTCCCATATAGTCCATAGTACCATTTTGGTAGAACCATTTCAATTGATTATCCCAAGATAATTTCAATAAGAAGATATTATCTTGAACATTATCAGTTACATCAAAGATGATAAAGCTGTAAGAAGATAAAGGTCTTCCATCTACTAATGGATTCTCAATGTCATTAGTATGTAAGTTGTCAAACGCTGGGTTTAATACAAACTGTACATTAGCTAAGAACGGAATCACATAAGAAGTAAATGCATATCCAAAACCTAAGTCCATTGGATTACCTTTAACAATTCCTAAGTTATCAGCATTTATAACTGCACCAGTACCTAGAGCACCACCACCAGTTAAACCAGCTGCTTCAGCTCTAATAGCTTCATTGATAAGTTTCATACCACCAATTCCTGTTTGTACTACTAAAGTACGTCCTGGATCTGGTCCTTCTAATTCAACTTTTCCTTGGTAGAAGTTGTAAAGTTCATTCTTGAACATGTCAAGATCAAATGAAGCTTTGTTATATACTCTTTTGAATGAGTTGTCTAACTGCTTCCAAAGACCAACTGATAATCTAATATCATCTGGACCGTCTTGTCTAACTCTACCACCATGACCCCACATTAAGTAAGTCTCAATGTCATTTGCTACTTTAGTAAGGTGTGCAGCTTCCATAGAAGTTAAGAATGTTCTAGAAAGAGATCCATTATCAAACGCTCTCTTAATATAATCTTTACCCATTGCTGTAACCATACCTTCTAATGTAGAAATAGATGGATCAATGTTTTTATCAAAGTTTCTCCATATCTCAGTTACAGGTACAGTACCGTCAGCATTCATTCCTCCCTTCATCATTAAATCTGCTCTAGAAGAAATTGAATAATGTACGTGTGCTTCTGCTCCTCCTACAAAGTTGTAGAATTCACGGAAACCTGCACTTGTTTCAATATCAGAGAATCTTTCTCCATACTCACCTCTTGCAGAACCTTTTCTAAAGAATTTAGTTCCTGCTACAAGATATTTAGTTGTATCTAAACCTGTATTACTTGCATTGTTTACAAGTTGACAAGTATAGATAAATCCATTACCTGCTGGTAGAATATCATCAGCTGTAATGTAAAGCTCAAGTCCATTATACTTATCATAAGTAATAATGTCCCCGTGCCCAAATGTACGTTTAGAAAGTTTAATTCTAAACTTTTGACCATCTTTTCCTACAGTATCAGATGCCGTAATGTCATCTGTAATGAAAGGAAGGTCAATTGCAATAGGTGTTTGCCATTTGTATTCACCTCTTGCATTGTCCACCATGATAGTATTCTTACCACCGAAAGATGCCATTTGGTATAAAGGCATTTCTACCTTTTGCGTCATTGCCCACAGATCAACTGGACCCATGTCCATTGGTTCTGCATTACCAAGCATACTTGCTAAGTGATATGAATCTATGTGTGAACTCGCTTTGTAGCTTGTATCTCTTAAGAACAAGCCGTTGTTTAATACTGGAGTTGCCATAATTTCACTCTTTTTTTAATTAATAATTATTGTTGTTGTTGTTTTTTTGTTTTATATTTTTATGATGCTAATACAGGTAAACCTGCTACAACACCTGCTGCAGCTACAGCTCCTGAACTTCTTGCCATTACTGCCCAACCTTTAGTACCCCATTGTAAATCTATACTTTGACCTATTGTATCAAGTTCTATTTTTGCATAAGCACCAGATGTTGTTACAGGTGTAAGTGTTCCATCAGGAGTACTCTGAGCTCCTGTAACCATAATACTCATTTTCTGACCATTTTCTTCTCCATCTGCTAATGTGTAAGCTTGAGTACCACTTATAGATAATTCTGCTATAGCAATTCTAGGATCAAGAGCACCTGAAGCAACTGATTGTTTTATTGGACTTGCTGGACAAATACTACATCCTGTCTCAATTCCAGTAGGTACAATAGTACTATTTACTTCAGTAGTAACTTGTTTCTCAAGTGAATTAAGTTTAAATATTGCTTTATAAATATCATCAACTAATAATTTATTAGCATCAGCTGGATGTACAAGTTTTATTGTGCTTGTACCTATTCCAGATTTATAGAATATATATGTTGCTGTATTTAACGCAGCATCCTGATGTACCATTGTTATATCAGTTGCTGATACGTACACCATTCCCCCATTTGACCTTCCATCGTTAACATCAAAAGCTAACCATTTTTCTGAATTATTCAGATTTGTATTTCCTACATTTGCATTTGCACTCATTTTTTTATTTTTTTATAAATGTTATTAAAATCTTTTAAATATATTTCCACCACCTCGTTGAATTTTTCTTTTGGTTGGTTTTGATGTACTTCTGCTAGTTGGAGTTGAAGATGCACTTTTATCAGACTGTGATGTCTTAAGTTTTCTAACAGTTTTTTCCACAGCTTTAGTTTCTCCTTTCTTCATTATCTGTGATTTATAACCATTAGGATCAGCTAATAACCATAATGCTTCAGATACTAAATTATAATTAGGTTCTACAAATTGATACTTCTCTAATAAGTGACCTAATAGATTTGTATTTTCACCACTAATTGATGGATATGCTGGATTAACAAGACCATTATAAATAAGAGACTGAATCTTCTTATCTACTTTAAGATCACCTACTCTACCATCCTTTAATGTATTATATACGTTTGCCATATAGTTTTGAGATGCTTGCTCTTGTTGCTTCTTCTTCATTTCTTGTTCTTGAAGTTTTGCAGCTACAACTTTTTCCTGCATCTTATCTAACTTTGGTTTAAACTTACCTGCTTGTTGTTCAAGTTTACCAAGATCTTTCCAGATTTCTATCTCTTCATCAATTTCTGAATCTGTTCCATATCCTGTTGCTCCTAGATATTCTCTAATAATATGTACTTGATCACCTTCATTCTTAATATCACGTTGATATGATTCTTCAACATGTGATAAAGCTTTAAATAAGCCTTTCATGTCTTGACCACCATCAGCAACATACTTAGCTGCTATCTGTAATTCTTGTGGTAAACTATTAAAGAATTGTGCAGGAGTTTCTCTTCTTACTGCATTTGCTTTTTCATCTAGATTTGCTTGAATTAATTCTTCAAAATCTTTTGCACTATATTCTTCTAATGGTTTTTCATCATCAAAACCTACTAATTTATCATCAGCAATTAACTTATTAATCATATCAGCCATTCCTGCTATAGGTTTTCTTCCTCTCTTTTTAGATGGTTCTTCAGGAGTCTCATCAGTTTCAGGTGCTAATAATTCATCAAGTTCTTCTTTTGCTACAGGTGTTGGTTGTTCTTTTACTTCTTCACCTTCTTTTGCTTCAACTACTTCTTCTTTCTTATTAAGATCAGTAGAATCATCAGTTGGTTCTGTAATAGTTGCTTCTTCTTTTTCTCCTAAATCATCATCATTAAGAAAAGACATATCTACTTTTCCTGCTCTTGAAAATACATTAGGTTTTGTTTCTTCTTTTGTTTCTTCAGGTAATGTTACACTACCTGCACCTGGAGCTCCACTAAAGATCTCATCCAGGTTAATGTCTACTTCTTGGACATTGGTTTCTACAGTTTTTTCTATTTCTGCCATAATTTCTAATTGTTGGTTTTTAATTATTACACTAATAATATACAACATTTTAAAGTATAAACCTTAAACATTTTGTATAAAAATATTTTTTTCAGGAGTATATAGCTAAGTCTTATTTTTCTTTACTCTTCTTATTCTTTTTCTTTTCTTTATCAACTGATTTTACATCATATTGATTCTTATTTTCACGTGCAATTTCAAGATTTGTATTAGCTACATCACGTGTTGCAGCTATTTTTTCTCTTTCTACTGCTAACTTATCACGGTTCTGTGCATTTTTATTTATAGACTCTTCTCTTTTGAAATCCATTTGCTCTCTATATTGATCTCTCTTCTGCATATCATTCATTGCATCACGAAAATCACTTACCTGATTTTGATCAATATCAGTTTGTGCACCATAACCAGCAGCTCTAATTTCAGCAACCATAAGATCTTTTCTTCTTTCAGCTTCACCTTCTTGCACTTTGAAATCACGTTCAGCTTGTTTTTCTGCAGCTGCAGCTTGAAGTTGTTGTTCTTGCATTTGCTGTTGAGATTGTTGTTGTTGCATTTGCATTTGTTCTTGTTTAGTCTCAGCATCTTTAAGAATATCTGTAACTTCAGCAATTGAATCTGCTTTAACAATACTTCCAAGATCATATATAGATGCTCCTGAAGTATTATTTTGAAGAGCTAATTGTTTTAATTGATCAAGAGTAGCTCTATGATTTGTTTTAGTTGTACAGAAAATATTAAAGTCTCTCATTAATAATTCAGTTCCATTAATAACAAAGTTAACTTTTTCTGCTTCAGAATTAATATATGTAAGCCTTACACTTGGGTTTGTACTATTATAGTATTGTGCAAGATCTGTTCTCATTTGATGAACACGTGGCATAAGTTGATCTGAATGATTTACAAAATAAATCTCAGTTTGTGCATATGACTGGTTCATTGCATTAATCACTCCTGTTGCTGTTTCTTGTCCAATTGGACTTCCTAATCTCTGTGGATTTACACCAATAGCATCAAAAGCTTGTTGTTTAAAATGATTAGCTAATTGAATTCTAGACATTAGTCTTCCTGATTGTTCAAGATTTAGTGTCTGATAATGATTAAAGTTTGTAGCATTTTCTGTATTAGTAATAGATGTATCTAAAGGCATCATACCAAAATCCTTCATTGCTACATATGCTTTAGCAAGATTATTCTTACCCCAATCTTCACCCATTGAATGACGTGGTAAAGCATTTTGATCAAACATAATAACAGTACCTAGTTCATCTACTAGTATATCTGCTATTTGATTATTAACCATATTATATCCTACTTGATAAGGTTTCATTAAATCAACTAATGAAGTTGATCTTGTATTTCTATCAGAAAATACTCTTCCCTCAACAGGAAGTTTACATCCATATAAACTAGTATCTCCTTTAAACTGGAAAGGTATTCTTCCTGGCTTACTTCTATTAATACCTAAATAAATAGGATTAAAACCTCCATCATTATTTTGCTTCCAATAACTAGGTAAATTTGGACCAATCTTAATACCACCCCAAACTTCATTAATCCATATCCAATCTATATGTTCTCCTTGTACTAGATTATCTTTTGTTTTTTCTCTAAATAAATTTGTATTGTAAATAGGTTTTTCAGTAACTTTATATGTTTCATCAATTATATCTTGCATTACATCACCTTCTTCTGTAAGTCTTGTGAGATGTCCTACTTTCCTTTGAGTTTTCCAATATGTTGTAGTAACCCTCATCATATCCCCATCACCCCAATTATATATATCATCACCTTCTCTAAGTATCCAATTAACAATATCACCTCCTGTTGATGGATCAGAATCCCAATGGCTCATATATTGTCTATATTGTAATGAAGGGGCTCCTACATTCCATTTATGTGATTTACTAGCATCATAATAAGATCCATCATTCTGTACTCCAGTTTGCATATATCTTGCAGAAATAGCAGGATAAATATTTTGTAAAGATAATAATTGTTCATCTGTCATTAAATAACCATACTTATCAATAACATCTGCTGGTGACATCATATCAGATTTACCTACAAAATTAGAATCAGATATGTATCTTGAGTCAGGAGATTTATGGTAGAATGTTAATACAGGATTCCAGAGTTCAACATCATAATCATCCTCATTCATTTTAAAGTGCCAGAATTCTCTATCTGAAATAAGCATATCTCTAAATCCTCTTTCTTCTAGTTCATTCATTTTAAATCTTTCTTCATCAACAGCCAATTGGTGTGTTGCCCATTCTTCAACTAGACTTCTATAATCTTTGGAAAAGAAATCTTCTATTTCAGGTAATGATTTTAAATTTTCTGGTGAAAGTTTTTCTTGTGCTTCTTCTGAGTTAGGATCTAAACCAGCATCTAACATCTTCATTAAAATTTTAGACTCAGCATCAGCTAATAGATTTTCTTCTATTTGTAATCTTTTTGCTTCAAGCATTTCATTATAGGATAGATCATCTACTGCCCTAAATTGTACTTTATGAAATCTCTTTGTGAATTCTCCAGTTAATACATTTATAACATTTGGGATTATAGGATAGAATTTAAGTTCTAATGCAGAATTATCTTCTTCAGTTAAAACATCCATTATTTCTTTATACTCATTGTCTTCTTCAACAATGTAATCTTTCTTATCAATAATACCTTTAGCAAGTTTATAATTTTTTAATAATTTCCTTGCATTTTTTCTTAGGTATTCCATACCTCTCATTTCTATCCAATCTAAATTCCATGCTGCCCATTCTTCATCTTTATCTTTAGCTTTGATAAATTGAAGAGGTTGAGTAAGACTACTATTGGTTAAACCTTCACCTTTAACCTTGGCACCGTTTTTTAACTGAAGAGCATTATATAATTGCATGTTATTTAGTGTTTAATTTTAATAATGTTATCTAATTCAACATATATATATGTAAAGTATTGTGAGTCAAATGTTGTGTCTGTTGTCCAATAGTTATCCATTATTTAAAGTTTTTATATGGTGATTTCTTTATTCTACTTCCTTTTGTTGATCTTTTACCTCCTATGTTTCTAAAAGGTCTCATATTTAATTTATACAAATTTTGTGACTTATCCAAGTTATTTGAGTCTTGATTCTCTCTTCTTTTAGTATATCCTCTGTTTGATTGTTGAATTCTAACAAAAGCAACTAAAGCTGAAAATGCAACTAATCTATCCACGTTTAATCCAGGATAATATTGCATCATCTCTGTTAGTAACATTTTATCTGGTATTCTTTGTACTCCAAATGTTTGTGATATTACTTCTCCGTTATCATCTAACTCTTCATCTATTGCTTCTCTAATGTATTCAATAGCATAAGAAATTAAATGACTTTTAAATAGCGTTCCAGTATTCTTCCATCCATATTCTTGAAATACATTATTGTTAGAACCTAAATCTTTAAGAAATAAAATCTGTTGTTTTGGAACTAAATATTTCTGCTTACGTTTAGCAATCATATGTTGTATAAATAATGATATATTATTTTCAACCAATGTCCATGCTTTATACCATTCTATAATTAATTCTAATTGTTCATGTGTTTTATTTATATCATCATATCTTCCACACCATGATGCAACAACTTTTTCTCTTTCAATAAATGTTTCTGTCTCACCTTTCTCATTTGTTCTTGTAACTTCACATGCATTTTTATATACAAAAATACTACACAATGAATCTGATGTAGTTGTCTTTCCTTCTGAAACAGGGTCAATAGATGCATAATATGTTCCAAATGTAGGATCATCTATAGGTCTTTCCCATACAACTAATACTCCTGTTTTATCTTCCTGCTTTTTCTTTACTGGAAATTCCATTATAGGTAATTTCCTACTTCTTTTAGCTTCTATACCTTCTTCTGTTCTTTCTAATTCTATATGCTCATAACCATATTCTTTATCATCAATCCTTTTTAATTGTTTAGATATTACTCCTTGTGGAAATATTGCAGCTTGTCTATACGCAAATGCTTCTGCAATATTAACAGGTTTCTGAGATATACGTAATTGATATTGTTCAGGTGCTAGATCTTTCTGCCATTGTGCTCTTTCTTCATATACAGCTTTCAATGCTTCTTTAATTTGTGAATTTCCATATTTATCAATGAATGGAGGCATTGACCATTGCTCTGGTATAAATAAACCAGCAACACCAATCTTACCCTTATCATCCATTAGATCTGTTTCTATAGCATATATATCATTTGCTTGTGGGTTAAGTATAAATTCTTTTAATGGGTTACATTGGGCAAGATCACCCACAGATCCTGCTGCAATAAACATACCTGTAGTCATCATACCTGATGTCATTGCAGGTCTAATATATTCATATGTCTGATCCATCTTTGGAGCAATACCAGCCTCCTCATGAAAGAAATAAGTACATGGTCCACCAACACCTGTTGTTGCATTTTTCTCAAATGATGCACCCTGTATTTTTGACATAAGACCTTTATTAGTTTTTCTATTATTTATTCTAACTTCAATCTTTTGTTCCCATAATAAAACTTTCTCTGGAGTACAAGGTCTATACCATGCAGTATGCTCATTGAGAAACGTCTTATATTCATCTAGGAACTTCCAGGATCCTTTATCATTAATATAATCTTTAAGTGATGCACCTATTTTACATATTGATCCTTCTTCAAACCAAAATTGATTTATAATCTTACCCATATGAAAGTAAGAAGAAGCAATTTGTCTTTTCTTTAATATAGCTGCATGTTTATGTTGTAGTTCTGCTAATATTTCATAAAGTGCCATATGATATTGAGCATCTCTGACTTTAGCAAAACCATACTTCTTTTCTTCTTTATCAAAAATAGGAAGAAAGTTTAACCACATATAATAATCTCTTGTGAGATACCATGTGTTTTTCTTTCCTATAAATAGAACTCCTTCTCTACATTTTTCCTTTTCATCATTCCAGTATTTAATATAATCTTTAGATCTAAATGGTTTATCACAATAAAATCCTTGTGAATTAAATAAGACTGCTTGTTCATTAAATAATAGAGCAGTCTCATCAAAATTATATTGACCAGGTTCTTTAAAGATATTTAAAAGATAAGTATTAAAATCTTCTTTTGTTTCAAACTCTTTATATCCCCATTCACCATCTTGATATTTTGGAATTTTTTTATACATCTACTAGTATTGCAATAATAGCACCTTCAGCTAGTACTATATGCTCTTCATCATCATGCATAAAAGCAGTAGCATTAACCTCCATTGGCCATTGTACATAATCACCTTCTTTTACTTGTTCACATTTAGGTCCTGCAGAAATTACAATACCTAAAGGTGGTTGATGTTGTTCTGTTTCTGGTAAATAGATTAAACCATTTTGTACTGTTTCAATTTTTGGGTCCTGTTTAATTAAAACTCTATTACCCATTGGAATTACTTTCTTCATTTTGTTGGTTTTAAAAATTAATAATAATTATCTGTATGATCAGTAAGAACTGCCCATATAAGCGTTCCTATAAGTAATATACATACTATATAATTTAATAACATTACATCTGATCATATGCAAGTCCTTGTCCACCACGGACTTGACTTTTTTGTTCATCCTTCATATCATTATATGCTCCTTTGAAGGATTGTCTTATACTATCAAACTTGGCAGCTGTATTTACTAAAGCAGTAAGATTACCATCTCTACCATGTTCTATTTGAGTTTTCTCCATATATCTTGCCAATCTATCTAGCATTGTCTTAATTCCTTTATATGCTCTAAATGTTGGTGTATGATATAATTCTTCACAAAGTCTTATAGCATTTCTTATAGATTCATCTTCTGGAGATTCTTCTAATCCTATCTCATCTATGATAAGTTCTTCTTTTTCATGCTCTGTCATATTGAAAAAAGGATTCATATCTGGATCTGGACAAGTCATATAAAATACAAATAGATATATTTGCATATATGTATCTGGATATTTATCCATAATATTTTTTAAACTCTTTATAGAGTAACAATGTTCTGAAGGTATAACCTTTCCATTTTGTACATCAAATAATTTTACTAACATTTCATATTATCTTTTAACCACATTACTAAGCTATTAACTTCATCTTTTAGATATGGTAATTCATACATCTTTATTTCTTTTATTATAGGTTCATCTTGATCATTATACTTAGTTATAGGATAACCAAATTTATTTTCACCTTCCTTTTCAAAAGATACATGTTGAATTTGTAACTTACCTATCTTAAGTTTAGGATTATGTTTCTTTATTATATAAACATATAAACTTAATTGTAGGTTATAATGTTTCAAATTACAATCATCAAGATTACTAACTGGATTATACATCTTGGATGTTATACCTTCCCAATTTGTAAATCCTTTTTCTTTTATCTCCTTGTTAGTTTTATAATCAAGTATATTTATCTTTCCGTTAGCAATACTAACTAAATCAGCTTGTCCACATAAACCTAATGACTTCAAATATACAAAATGTTCAGGATATACACCATCATTAAGTTTTTGTTCTGGTGCAATTTTTATACCAGCTTGATCTATAATAGGTCTAATGATAGGTAAATTAACTCCATCTCTTTCAATAGTATTAAATTCACAAATATTTTCTTCTCTTTGATTATGATACCAATTACCTAATGTAATAGCTCTTTCAGTTTCAGAATTCCATGCATCTAATATTTCTTGTTGTTTCATACCATACCATTTAGATCTCTTATTCTTACCAGACTTTTTTGCTTGAGCTTTTGCATTAAATTTAGGTTTAAATTTTCCTACAAAACTTGTAACACTAGTCCAGTTTATTTTATCTTTCTCAAGGTTATCATCTAAACTCTCATAGATATGACCCTCTTCTTTAAATATTACTGCCATAATTTATTCTTTATATCCTGTTTCATTCTTAAATTTTTGTTCAAGTTCACCAGATAGTACAGCATCCCATTTACCTTTAGGGCAAGATGCTGATAGTGCTCTAAGTTTAATACCTAATGAGCATCCACAATCTGCACAACAAGGTTGTGTCCCAGGTGCTGCACAATTTAAACCACTCATATCTAATACTTCACATTCTTTACAGTGTAACCATCTTTCATCAGCAACAGCTTCAACATCATCAGACTTAAATATCTTATTTTTAACACCTTCTAATATTTGGTCAACATTTTTAATAGCTTTCAATAACTTAACTATTTTCATCTTTAAACTTTTTTTTGGTTTCTTGTTCTTTTTTCATTACAGATAGCGCATTTTCTAATATGTCTATTTTTTCTTTTATGGGTATATATTTACCATAACCTTTATAAGTATTCTTTTGAATATTTCCAAGAATATCCTTATTTCTCTTAATACTCTTTTCAAGTCTTCTTCTCCTTAATGAGAAAGTTCCTAAGTTTGGTAAGTACACTTTACTTCCTTCTAAATCAGATAAAGCTTTTCTAACTCTACCATAATAAAAGGATACCAAATCTCCAACTAAATCTACATGAGCATTGCATTCCTCTGCAATCTCAGGATAAAAATCTTTATAATTTTTAGGATTCAACTCCTAGTAATTTATAATCTAATAGTATAGTACCTTCTGTTTGTATTTCTATATTAGGATTAAGTTGAATACTTTTCTTATTTACACCTGTCTTAACAATTAGATCTTTCTTACTTGCTTTTGTTATTGCATTCCTACAAGATTGAGGACTCTTAAATATTCCTTTATCTGATATGAAAGAACAAAACTTTGTAAGTTCAGATACTTCTAATTTAGCTAATTCAGTTAAACATAATAGATCTGATAGACTTATTTGTATCTCATTAAGAAAGCAATAAGTAAGGATTTGGTATTTGATAACCTCATCCTTACTTGTCTTTACTTTTTTTTCTACTTTTTTAACTTTCATTAAATCCATGTTTTAGTTCTATCAGTATCATTACTTTCTAGTAGGGTATATGTAAAATTATTACTCCATTTATCTCTTGCCTTTCTACATATCTTCATAAATTTAGTCCAATCATCATTAGCTGCAATTACTTGACAACCTGCTGACCACTTGTCTACTTGTGAAGATTTTTTTCCAGCATATTTAGTAGCTCTATGTATATTAATACCAAATAATCCTGTATCAGTATTTTCTTGATTTAGATTATAAATATCATCTCTATTATTATCTCTATATACTGTTACATCATTCTGTTGACCTAATGCCTCATATCTACCTTGATGTTTTCTAATCTTATGTGACTTTGGATATTGTCCAGGTTTTAAAATTGCACACCCTGTATTCTTTAATATTGGACTATCCATATAATGAGTTCCTGGATCTGTAGTACAATCAAACTCATGATACTGCCATTCACCATCTATCTTGTATGATACTGTAATAGTATCATCAAACTTATTGGTTACCATATTAGCAGTAGCAGAATTTCTAATTCCTATAATATTTAAATTATAATCACCATTCTCAAAGTACTTATATCCTTTGGAATCCATTGCTCTCTTAATTACCTCTCTTCCATATTTCATGATTCCGTACGTTTTAAAGTTCTCTTTGGGGGAGCACCATTCTGATCTGCATTCCAATCTGCTGCTGCTTGTTGAACTGCTGCTGCTCTTTCTTGATTGATCTCATCTGGTGTACCTTCTTGAGGTCCAGCCATTGCTTGGGCAAGAAACATCTGTGCTTGAACTCTTTCAGCACGTGTTTTCTCAATGTCTCTTAAAAGTTCTTCATATTCCTTTTGAACTTTAAGATCTTTAATATGATCTTTGTAATAAGCTGTTACTTCAGCTCTTCTTTTTTTCAACTCTTCTTTTGATAGTTGAACATCCTCATCAGAAAAATTCTCTGTAGGATTAACATTTTCATTTGCCATAATTTTGGTTTTAAATGATTATTAAATTGATTTATATGACAAAGATACAAAAAAAGTTTAAATAAAAAAGGTTTAAATTACTTTTTTTATTAAATACGTCATGGATGACGTTTTATATATTAATTAGATAGATTTGATTTAAATGCAGAGTCTCCTCCTTCATTTCTTTGTATATCAGGCAACCCTTCATACTCTTCAGTAATTACCTGGTCCATATAAGTACCGCATTTACATTTTGCTTCCTTACATACTAACTTACCATCTTTAATTACTAGACTTCTCTTATAGATTTCTAATGATTCATTACATTTTTTACATTCATATTTTGCCATTGGTTTTGTTTTAGTGATACCCATTTAGTAATTCTAGAAGATTATCTATAGCATCATGTCTATGTGAATCTTCTAATACTGTTTTATATACAAACTTTGAATTAGTTAGTTTAGCCATATCATGGTATGCTGACCAGTTCTTATCTTTTAGATCTATTTGATATGAGTCTCCACAGAATATCATCTTTGAATCTTTACCTAATCTACCAATACACATTGCTAGTTGTGATCTACTAAGATTCTGGAACTCATCTACAATGACTACTGCATTATCAAACGTACGTCCTCTAAAGTGTGCTAAGGATACTAATTCTATCTTCTCATCCTTCTCCATCTTTTCTAGTATAGATGGTTTATTATAGATCTTACGCATATTAGAACGGATAGGAACAAGCCACGGTTCCATTTTCTCACGCTCAGATCCTGGTAAGAACCCATTATCTTCTGTTGATATAGTAGGTCTTGTAATTATTATCTTATTGAATTGACGTTTAAAAAATTGATCTAACGCTATCTGTACAGCTAATAACGTCTTACCTGATCCCGCCTTACCCACTAGAAAGTTAAAGGGATGTTTTAAAATCTCTGTCTTAGCTTTCTTCTGTTCCTCAGATAAGCTCAAAGAGAATCTTATTGCTCCTTTGGGAGGAGTCTTTTCTTTATTTGCCATTCAGATTATCTTTTACCTCCGTGGTATTCTACAGCATGACCATCTTTAATCAACTGCTCATTGATACAACACCCCCCTTCATCAACCTCTATATGGAGTGTCCCTAATACTCTACCAAACTTACCAACCTTATTACTCTCCAAAACAAAATAATCATTTTGGTTTGTCTCTGTTAACATTGTTAATAACGCTTCTTTAGCAGCTAGGCCACGTTTCTTTTCTTCAAGATCTCTAGTTCTAGACTCTGGAGTATTGATTCCTGCCAGTCTTATTCTTTTACGAACAGTGACGTCAAAACCTAGGTCTATATTTGCATCCAGGGTATCCCCGTCTACTACTCTATCTAATTTTGCTCTATATGTATACATTACTTTTTTGTTTTAAATAATTTAGGATTTAGATCCCTAATGGATGCACATTTCTCATATTCTTCCTCATCAATAAAATGTTGCATCATATTTTCTAGTTCATAATCAGTAATACCTGATGAAGGATCATGTGCTAATAAAGCACCATTCTTTGATTGCATTACTTGATCAAAGGTTTTCTTTTTAGTAACGATCAGAAAAGAATTTCTAAACGCTTTATCCATTATCATCTGTTCTGCCTCCCATTGTTGGGATTCATCTAATTTATCATAATTCTCTAGTGGGTCATTTACGGACATATGTTCTATTTTTTTGGTGTCAAAATTAATAAAAAAAAATCTAAATATTGAGGAAAGTTCCATTATTTTTTTTGTGTTAGTAAAACCTTCTTTTAAAGGATGGGGTTGTATTTAACGTTCCCCCCTACATACCTAATATACAAAAATCCCCCCACATATAAAAATAGGTAAATCAAAAATTTGTGTATATGGCATGTACGTTAGGTCCTACTGTTCTGCTCCCCAGCTTAAAAATGACAGGAGTGTACCCCCAATGGGTTCACAGTCAATAAAACATATATCATGTCAGTATTCTTTCACAAAATCCCTGAAGGGTCAAACACTATCGTTTGTAAATCAGATGTTCAGTCAACTACAACTGTCACAGTAGAAACACCAGACGGTCCTAAACAGGTCAAAGCCAGAGACCAACAAAACCTACAATTCGGGTTGTTGTGTCTTGTGGATATTGACCCAAGGTCCCTCAAACTTAAACCTAATCAGGAATTAAAAGGGTTTAAAATGTCTGGTATCTTTGTCAAAGACAGAAATGAAAAGAATGAAGATGGTTCTTTCAAAGATACTACACTACAATGGGTAACACCAGAGTAGTATAGTTTGACATATGGAGTTGAAATGATATACACTCCATAAACTTTCTCAGTAACATACGCAATTTATCTCACTCAACTGTAGTCAATCACCTTCTACCTGATAAGTATTAAAGGTCATACTATTCTCACAGTGAGTATATAATGGACATTGTAACGCAATTTAATAAGAATTGTGGTTACTTGTCCACTATGTTACCATAACCTTGTCCTTTCCCAGAAAGAACAGGAAGAAATCAAGTTAATCTATTTAATTCACATTAAATTAATTAATTATGTGTGTTAAGTTGTGAATGTGTAGTCTATTTACCACATATTACCACCTTTTACCACATTGTACTAGTTATATGGTACATTATATATAATATAGCTATCATGAGCACATCTATACCCTACACTATGGGTGGTGATGAAGCATGGTGAGTGAAGCACACTAGTTGTGTCTCATGTATAGTTATTCTTATACTCTCTCTCTATAGGATAAGAGTATTAGTTACCGCAACATTGAAAATATTAGTTAGTCACCTGATTGGTGCAATGGATATAATAACATAACAAAGTTAACTGAATAGAAACGTAATCTCATTCAGACAAGTGGGTTTGATCACTCACTTGGTCTTTGTATACTCTTAATAAAATCCTGATAATACAGGTACTATCAAATGAATATAGATAAAAGAATTTTAAATCAGTTAAATATTGAAGATAAAGAGAAATATAACATAAACATGGACTATCACTTGCATAGTATAAAAAGAGCTCTTGATTACATTAATGCTAAGAAGATAATCAAAATCAGAAGTGGTGATGTAGAAACAAAAGGTCTTGATGTTATGATGGATGATCTAATTAAGGTCGTTAAGTTAATCAAAGGACTTAAGAGATGAGAAAGACAATAGCAAAGTCTATAGGTATAGGTTCAATGCTTATACTATCTATAGCCATAGTAATCTTAGGATACTATGCAACAATAGTACCAGAATATCCAGATAATGAAGATAGATATAATGGTTCAAATGATTCAACTCAGTATGTAATAGATACTGTTGAGGTTATCCAAGAGGATGGTATCAGATGGTATACATTAGATACATTCTATAGACCTCATAGAAAATGTGGATACGGAATAAAATAACAAACTCAATTAATAATCACTTAAAAATTAAATTATGAAAGTCACTATCAAAAAACTGTTATCACTTATCGTGATACCAGCAGCAGTAATCTATTCAAACTTTATACTATGTACTAATGTAGACATGAGTTTATGGATAATCATATCAACCGTAGTAGTAGATCTATCATTACTAATGGTATGTATGTTTATCTTTAATCAACATAAAGATTATATATTTTCAGTTAACTTTGAATATGTACCATTATTTTGTATAGGTATTGGAATAGAAAAAGGATCAATAGGAATAATATTACCATTTTGTGTATTTGCATTTGGATGGATAGATCCATTTAATTCACCATTTCACAAACACCATGAAGATATAGACTATGAAGACTAGAAAGACAAAATTAGAACTTACGGAAGAAGAAAAATACTTTGGAGCAGAGGTAAATCCACTTCTTAGACCTACTACAATAGCAAAGATTCATCAAAATAGTCGTGTTAAAGTAGGTTTAAATATTCAATCGGATAAACAAAGTATAAGAATCTATAAGAACTTCTATAACTTAGGTGTACAAGATACTATTAACTTTAAGAATGGTACTTTAGAAACTGATTATAGTGGATTTTATCAAGGACCTAAATGGTTAAGAAAGAAATTATTTGATTTAACTGATAACAACTCTGTTCCAGGACTTATAGTAGTAAAGTTAAAAGATGGAGAAATGAACTTCAATGAATATCAGTATTCTTTTAGAATCATTAAAAGGTTTGATGAAATAAATGTATTAGATAGTTATGATCATCTTAATAATCTTAAAGATTATAAGCATCAACTAGCTAAAACAAGGAACTTAATTAAACATATGTCAATAGAAGATATGAGAAAATCATCTTCTGTTGATGATAAAAATGTATATACACTGTGGCCAAATACGCCAGACATGACGTACTAACAGTACCAGTATTATATTACTATTATATACATAAGAGTTAAGTGAGAGTAGTTAGGTGGAAATACCACAGAACTACATTTGAGTGGGAAAAAGGGGAGATGTAATAGTCTCCTCTTTTTACTTCTAAACTAAAACAAGTATTACGACATGCAGAACTTAAAAGACAAGTATAAAGAAAAGAAGTTAGAGACAGTAGGGAAAGCTAAATCTGACTGGAGAATAAAAGTATATCCAAAACCAACAATATGGATTACAAAAGAAACATTAAAAAATATCAAAAAATGAGTAAAACTATTAATATACCAGAGGACGTAGGTGCACACATAATGTTAAGTGCATTAAAAAAGGACACACCTAATAGAAAATATATAATTGATTTATTATTTAAATCATTAGATGAACATGCTATTGCTACTTTCTTACAGATAATGACAGATGAGGATAAACCTCAATTACCTAAAATAGGAGATGTTATTCGTTATATATCTGATAGATATGAGACAATTGATTATGATAAAGATGTATTGAAAGATCATAATGTATACTGTGACAATGATATTCATGGTAAGAAATTATTTTATGCAATTATAACTGGTGACTCATCTTATAGAGATGACTTTAATCCTTGGTGTTATAAATTTAATGTATCAGTTATTACTAATGATGACAAAGGAAATCTAATCTTAATAAAGAAAGATGTTAAATGGGAAGATTTAGATATTGTAAGTTCAGAGACAGTAATGCGTGATCAAATAAAAAAAGTATATGAAGCAATCAAAGAGGGAAGACCAGAGTTACCGTTCTAGTATGTTAGGATTTAGTGTAGGAGTAGTTGGAATGATCCTAACATTACTAATAAATCTTATATTAGGATGAATATAGATAAATTTGGTATTGTTAATGATAAAGTTATAGGTGATCCTGAACTTAGCATACAAGCCAAAGGTATCTATAGCATATTATGTACATATGCAAATAAAAATAGAAAATGTTTTCCTTCTATAGCTACTATAGCTGACACAGCAAATGTTAGCCAAAGAACTGTAGACAGAAAGATAAAAGAGTTAAAAAGTAAGAATTATGTAAGAAGATCAGGAAGATTTCTAATTATTTTATAGTTAGATAGCTATATAACTCCTGAAAAGTTTACATGGTTCAAGCTTTTTATGTATATTACATGGTTTAATTATGTAGATTTGTACAATTAATCTATATAATAAAATGTTATATCAATTACCAAGCGGAAGAACAATAGAGATACCAATAGATACATATCTAGACATGACTGATGATGAGTTATCAGAATTAGACTGTCTCAGTGATTCTTACACTATGGAAATGAATGATCCATTTTATAAACCTTATTCAAAGGGTAAAGCTCCAAAGAAAAAACCTCAAAGTGCAGATGAAAAACATGGAGTTGATAACGCATCTAACAAGGAAAAACTCAATGATGAGTATTTCCATAGAGATGACATCTAGAAATTAATCAAACAATTTTATTAACTAATTTTAATTAATGCTTATGGCAAAACAGGGTAAAGTATGTATTGTCCCAGATGAAATGGGAAATGCAATCAGAATTTCAAAGAATAATCCAGAGTATGGACATGTAGTACTATCACAAGAAGATACTATGTTTACACAAACAGGATGGATAAAAAAAGTAACTAAAAGTACATTATTACACGGTACTGTAGAGGATTTAAAAGATGAAAAGCAATTAAAGAATAAAACATTGCAAGGATCTATATATATTGTAGAGCAATTTAAACCATTTTCAGAAAATAACCCAGATTATGATCTAAAAATGGCAGGTACTACAAATGTTATCTGTAAAGGTACTGATACTGAAACAGGAGAAATGAACATGCCTATATATAGAAAATCATATTATGATCCAACAGGTACTATGGTAGATACTTTAGTTCCTCATACAAATAGTCAAGAAATCAGAGATGCTAATGCTTCTGGAAATATGGCTATATTAGAAAAAAATGTAGAAAATACTGAAGAAGTAGACCCAAATCAAATAGATCTTGAAGATGCAATTCAAGAAGTTACTGAGGATGAGGTTACTGATGAAGTAGATACTGCAGAAGAAATTGTAGAAGAACCTGAAACTGAAGAAGTTGAAGTTGTTGAAGAAGAAACAGGCTTCAATCTATAATACTTGTTTTCTCAATGAAAAGAGAGGTCTCTCATAATACAGACCTCTCTTTTTTATATCTCACACTTAATTAATAACCTCACTCAAATACACTTAATAAAAATGCTTAATGAAGAACAATTAAAAAAAATAAAACTCAGACTAAGAGAAGAAAGATATATGTACTTAGGTATGTTATCTGAATATCAAACAATTACTAAAGATTTAGTACAACCACTGGATTATTCAAGATTAAACCAACAACAACACTTTTTATTTAAAAGAGTATTACATGGATTTAATATGTATAAGAAAGAAGAACTGAATGCAATGCATAGAGACAAAAAGAAAAGAATATCTAAAGTCTGGAAACGTGCACAATCAATTCTAAATTGTTGGAAACAAGAAATATGTAATAGAGAAGCTAATAAAATTTTTGCTATCTTTGTAAACAGTAAAGATGCAATGAAATTAGCAGCAATGGATCCTAAAGATACTGATCCAACATATACAAATAAAATGTCACTCAAAGATCTCAAAATAACTTATGAAGATGTCATTGTAAAATTCATTGCAGAAGGTTTACTACCTAAAAACTTCTTAAAACTAAGAAATATTGCATGAATAGTCAATCTAAAAAGATGGCAAAAATTAATAGGGAATATTCTAAACTTAGAATACAATTCCTTACAGATAAACCTAATTGTATGGCCAGTTTACCTGGTTGTACATTAAGGTCATCTGAAGTACACCACAAAAAAGGACGTGGTAAATATCATAATGATGTAACCACTTGGTTATCAGTATGTAGATCATGTCACACTTGGATAGAATTAAATGAACCTGAATCAATAGAATTAGGGTTCTCAATCAAAAGAACTTAAAAAAACAATTATGGCAATAGCAAAAGCATTAGAGATTTGTAAAAATCTAAATAAAACTATAAACAAATATACACATACAGCAATGTCTTCAGGATCAAGTAATAACTTACTAAGAGATAATTCTATATGGTCATCAACAAAAGCTTCAAAAAG